AGCAACTAAAAGATATGGTGGAGCAGATGAAGCTCAAGCTGTAGAAAGTTTTATAGCTGATCTTGCATCTAGTCAAGAGATGGATCAACAAACTGTGCCACCTGAAACGGAACAGCCAGGAGATATTGATTACGCATCAATAGATACTGAGCAAGTTTAATTTCAGCCCACAAAAATTATGGAATCGAGCTACCCTTATCCATAAGGCACTCAACCAATAGGTAAAAATAATGGAAGAAAACGACAGAGTCGAAGCTACTAATGAAGAAAAGAAAGTTGAACTTAAGGCAGAGAATCCTTATCATAAAGATCGAGGAGAAATTGACCAAGAGACCGAAGCATTTTTGTCAGGTAAACTTTCAAGCTATCATATAGAGCAGAGACAAAAACAAGAGGCAGACGCAGCAACCGAACAGAAGGACACCCATACATCTGAAGAAACTGCAGAATCTACAGATACCAAGGCTACTCCTATCGCTGAACGCCCTGCAACAGCTGAAGATCGTGTCTTTAAAAAACGTTATGACGATTTGAAGAGACACTATGATTCTACTATTCAAAAACATAAGGAAGAACTTTCTTCTTTAAAAACACAGTTAGAATCAAGTACAAGACAATTTGTACCACCTAAATCCAAGGAAGAATTAGAATCTTGGAAGAAGGAATACCCAGACGTCTATGAGATGGTTGAAACTATCGCTATGACTAAGGCAGATGCTAGAGCAAAAGACATAGAAGAAAAATATAGTTCTTTGCAAAAGCAACAGGAACAAATTGCAAAAGAAAAAGCAGAAGTGGAACTTCTTAAAGTTCACCCAGATTTTAGTGATCTAAGACAAAAAGATGACTTTCATCAATGGGCTGAACAACAAGATCCTACTATTCAAAGTTGGTTGTATGAAAATACTTCCAATGCTCAATTAGCTGCTAGAGCTATTGATCTATATAAAATGGATCGTGGAATTAGTAAGCTAACTAAGAAAGAAGAAAAGGATATTAAGAATGAAGCTGCTAAAGCAATTTCTAAAACTAAGAAAAGTACTGATTCTGAAGTGCCTAAAAAGAAAGTTTGGACTGTAAGTGAAATTTCTAAATTAAAACCTTACGAATATGAAAGGTATGAAAAGGAAATTGATCTTGCTCGTTTAGAAGGTAGAATTGAACAACGTTAACCTTAAACTAAACTAACAACACTAACATATAGGAGAAAACAATATGGCATTTGGTGTAGCTGGTGGATATACAAACTTACCTTCAGGTAATTTTACTCCACAAATTTTTAGCCAAAAGGTTCAAAAATTCTTCAGAAGAGCATCAGTGGTAGAGGATATTACTAACACTGATTATGCTGGAGAAATTGAAAACTTTGGTGATACTGTAAAAATAATAAAAGAACCAACTGTATCAATCAGATCGTACGCTAGAGGTACGACTGTGACTACAGACGATTTAGCAGACGATGAAGTAACATTGACTGTTGATCAAGGTTCATACTTTGCTTTCAAAGTAGATGACATTGAAGAAAGACAATCTCATATCAACTTTGAAGCTCTTGCAACTTCTTCAGGTGCTTACTCACTTAAGAAGAACTACGACTACAATGTATTAAAATACATTTATGATAACGCAGCAACTGATGCGACTGCAACTGGTACAGATGCAGCTCCATTAACTGGTACAACTAATGCTAACACACTAGTTGATATCGTATCTGCTGCTAAAGCAGTTCTTGATGGTAATGACGTACCAGAAGAAAATAGATGGTTAGTTGCTCCACCTAAATTTTTCCAACAGTTAAGAAAAGCTGAAGGTAAAATCATGGATCAGTCAGTAATGGCTGACGGTGGTGCATCACAAATCAGAAACGGAATGGTCACAGATAGACCTTTATTCGGTTTCAGAATGTACTCAACAAATGCGATCGTAAACGGTGCTGCAGGTTCTGCTGCTAACTTTACTTTCTCATCTTCAACTGCTGGTGAATATGCGTTCGTATATGGTCATATGTCAGGCGTTGCAACTGCTAATCACATTGCAAAAACTGAATTGATCAGAGATCCAGATTCATTCGCAGATATCGTTAGAGGATTACACGTGTTCGGAAGAAAAATCTTAAGAGCAGACGCTGTATACTCTGGCGTTGTTACTTTGTAATAACTACTATTCTTGGGGGGAGCAATCCCCCCTTGATTAATTAATAACAAAATAATCCTAAACATCTATGGCAACAACATACTTACAATTAGTAAATAGAACACTTAGAGAGTTAAATGAAACTGAATTAACTTCAGCTACATTTGCTACAAGTAGAGGAGTTCAAACAGCAGTAAAAGATTTTGTAAATAAATCTATTCATGATATTTATAATGAGGCTGGTGAATTACCTATTCTATATACTGAAACTACTCAACAAACAGTAGTGGGCCAACAAGAGTATGCATTGCCAGCAAATATGCGAAAGGTTGATTGGGATTCTTTTGTAATTAGTTCTGGAGAATTATTAACTAATTCTGAATTTGAAACTAATATTAGTAACTGGACAACTTCAACTGGTTCTCCAAGTTATTCATCAAATGGTAATGGAAGAGTATTATTAAATAACTCTGGTATTTATCAAGCTATTAATACTGTTAAAAATAGATCATATAGATTACATGTTAGATTAGTAGATACATCTTCATCTGGTTCTAGTTTAACAATTAAAGCTGGGACATCTGCAAATGATGACACAAATTTAAGTTCATCTTTATCTGTAACAAATACAGGTGAAGGAAATATTTTTGATGGTACATTTACAGCTACAGCATCTACAACTTATATTACAGTAACAAATAGTACTACAGATAATTTAGAAGTAGATTATATAAGAGTTAGAGATAATACTTTAGTACCTGCTAAGTTAAACTTTATAACTTATGATTCTTTTTTACAAACAAGAAAACCTATTGATGACAGAGCAGGTGATGATTCTTTTGCTAAACCTGTATCTGTATATAGAAATCCTAACTATGGATACTTTGGTTTAACTCCAATTCCAGAAAGAAGTGATTATGTTATTAAGTATGGATACTATACTACCCATACAGATTTATCAGCTGCAACTGATACTATAAATTTACCAGATAGATTTTCACCATTGATAATTGATAGATGTAAATATTATACATACATGTTAAGATCTGATCCACAACATGCATCTTTAGCTGATAGAGATTATCAAAGAAAATTAAGATTATTACAAGTAGACTATGCATCACCTCAAGATTACATGAGAGATGATAGAGTATTAAGTGGAAGTATTAACGTACAATTTATATAGGATATTAATATGAAAAGAGATGAAAATAAACAAACCGAAGATAATATAAATTATCAATCTAAAAAAGCAGCTAATCAAAAAAATAATAATATTAAAATGGCAGGTGGTGTATTTAGTTTAAATGAATATAATAAATACAAACAAGCTGTTGAAAAAGATAATGTTATGGAAGTATTTCCAGATAAATCTATTTTTGAACTAGAGGAAATGCGAAGATTATACGAGGCAGAAAAAGCACGTAAAATGTCGGGGTAGTTAAATGCCGACAACCGATTTAATATCACCATTTGTTGTAAGCTGTGCAGGAGGTTTAACACTTAATAAAGATGTGTTTTCAATGGCCCCTGGTGAAGCATTACAACTTCAAAACTTTGAGCCAGATATTGAAGGTGGTTATAGAAGAATAAATGGTAGTGCTAAATATAATGATAATATAGTACCACAAGTAAGTTCTTCTGATGAAAAGGTTGTCATGTCAGCTATATTTAATAATCAAGTATATGCTGGTAGAGGTGGAAGTATTTATAGAGCAGGAGCAGCTAGTACATGGACTAGTGTTACAACAGGATTAAGTACACCTACAGTTAATTATAATTTTAGAACTATAAATTTTAATGGAACAGATAAATTAATTGTTTGTACAACTGTAGATCAATATGCATTAAGTATAGATACATCTAACACTGTAACTACATTTAATGGATCTAACGCACCAGAGTATCCTAAATATCTAGAAGTATTTAAAGATCATGTATTCTTTGCAGGTATGACTTCTAATCCAGAAGAAGTAGTATTCTCAGAACCATTTAATGAAAGTGGATTTTTAAGTGCAAATGGTGCAGGTAGTTTTAAAGTAGATACAACTATTGTAGGTTTAAAAGTATTTAGGGATGTATTATATATTTTTGGTAAAGATAAAATATATAAACTATCTGGAACATCACAAGCAGATTTTGTAGTACAACCTGTAACAAGACAGATTGGTTGTTTAGATGGTGGATCCATACAGGAATTAGGTGGAGATATTATATTCTTAGCACCAGATGGATTAAGAACTGTAGCAGGTACAGATAAGATTGGTGACGTAGAACTAGGTTCTATATCTAGACAAATACAAGCAAGAATTGATGAAATAAAATTTGATAGAATTAGCTCATTAGTTATTAGAAGTAAATCTCAATATAGATTATTTTATCCAGAAGATTCAATAACAGAAGCTAGTTGTAAAGGGATTATATCTGTATTAAAAACAAATCCAAACACAGGATCATTAGGTTTTGAATATGCAGATATTGTAGGATTTAAACCTTCATGCACAGATTCAGAATATAATGGATCAGATGAATTAGTTATATATGGTGGTTATGATGGCTATGTATATAAATTTGAAAGTGGTAATTTAATTACTAGATCTGGATCAACAGAAAGAATTGTAGCTTTTTATAGATCACCCGATATGGTTATGGGAGACCCAGGCGTAAGAAAATATATGCAAAGGGTTAATCTTAACTATGAAGGTGAAGGTAGAAATGTAAATGCTCAATTATCACTTAAGTATGACTATGGTGATATTAATACACCACAACCAAATAAAATAAATATTACTGCAGCTGGTGGAGTTTCTTTATATGGATCAGCTTTATATGGAACTGGAGTCTATGACGCAACAGGTATTCCATTGGTTAGACAATCTGTAGAAGGATCTGGATTTGCAGTAGCTTTAAAAATAGATGACAACCAAGGTGCAGATATAATATCTATAAAAGGTTTTCAACTTGAATTTACCCCAGGAGGAAGAAGATAATGGCTGGATATACGGCAAGACAAAGTACATATACATCGGGAGATACTATATTAGCAGCTCATACTAATGATGAGTTCAATACTATATTAGCTTCTTTTGATGCAACAACTGGTCACGCAC